CTCAGATTTTTTCATGTACGAATTGAGGACATAACGCATGCCCGGCCCAGTCCCGAAAAACCCGGCGTTGCGACAGCGCCGCAACAAGAGCGCCACACGGGCGGAGCTGACAACCGATGAGCAACCGCGGAAGCGAGCGCCGCAACTGCCGCGGGGGCGGGAATGGCACCGCCTGACCCGCGCGTGGTGGCGCGAGGTGTGGCGGTCGCCGATGGCGGAGGAGTTCCTGGCCAGCGACGTGCACGGGCTCTACATCTTGGCGGAGCTGGTGGACCAGTTTTGGATGATGCCCGCCACGGGGCTGGCGACGGAGATCCGGCTGCAGCGGCAGTGCTTTGGGCTGACGCCGATCGACAGGCGGCGGCTGCAGTGGGAGGTGACGCGGGCCGAGGATGCCACCAAGCGCCGGGGACAGCGCAAGGTGCGGCAGGCGCAGGATGGGGAGATCGATCCGCGCGAGGCGCTGAGGGCGGTGAAGTGAGGTGACGGTGCTGGTGGTGCCGGCGCTGGACGAAGAGCCATGGCCGACGCTGGGGCCGCAGGTCTGCGATTTCATCGAGGCGTTCCTGGTGTTCGGGCCGGGCGACCTGCGCGGGGAGCCGGCGCGGCTGGACGCGGAGAAACGGGCGCTGCTCTATCGCATGTACGAGGTGTACCCGCAGGGGCACCCCCAGGCCGGCCGGCGGCGATTCAAACGCGTGGCTGTGAGCCTCCGGAAGGGGAGCGCCAAAACCGAGTTCGCGGCGTGGATCGCGGCGGTGGAGCTGCACCCGGACGGGCCGGTGCGCTGCGATGGGTTCGACGCCAACGGCGACCCGGTGGGGGTGGGGGTGACGGACCCCTACATCCCGATGGTGGCGTACACCGAGGAGCAGAGTGATGAGCTGGCCTACGGAGCGCTCTGGGTGATTCTGGCGTACTCGCCGCTGGCCGGGGATTTCGATATCGGGCTCGAACGGATCCTGCGGATCGGCGGGGACGGCAAGGCGGTGTCGCTGGCGAGCGCGCCCGATGCGCGAGATGGGGCCAGGACGACATGGCAGCACTTTGACGAGACGCACCGGTTCACGTTACCCCGGCTGAAGAGCGCGCACCGGACGATGCTGGCGAACATCCCGAAACGCATGTTGTCGGACGCCTGGAGCCTGGAGACGACAACCGCGCCGGCGCCGGGGGAGGGGTCTATCGCCGAGGGGACGATGGACTATGCCCGGCAGGTGCGCGATGGCAAGATCGCGGACTCGCGGTTGTTCTACTTCCATCGCGAGGCGGACGCCAAGATCAAGCTGTACGGCGAGGACGGCGAGCTGGACCTAGGGGCGGTGCGGCGGGCGGTGATCGATGCCTCGGGGCCGGTGGCGGAGTGGTCGGACATCGACGGGATCGTGGAGCAGTGGCGGGACCCGACGGCCGACCTGACCTACCTGGAGAGGGTGTGGCTGAACCGGCTGGTGCGCTCGAGCGAGCGGGCGTTCGATGCGGAGCGCTGGAAGACGCTGGCCAAGCCGGGGACAGTGATCGCCGATAGGGAGCTGATCACGCTGGGCTTCGACGGGGCGCGTTACCACGATAGCACAGCACTGGTGGCGACCCATGTGCTCAGCGGCTATCAGTGGCTGATGGGGCTATGGGAGCATCCGCACGGGATCGAGACTTGGGAGGTGCCGGAGGCCGAGGTGGTGGAGGCGGTGGAGGAGGCCTTCCGGCGCTGGGAGGTGTGGCGGATGTACTGTGACCCGCCGTATTGGGAGAGCCATGTGGCCCAATGGGCCGGCGCCCACGGGGAGAAGACGGTCTTGGAGTGGTGGACGCATCGCACGCGGGCGATGGCCTATGCGATCAAGAGTTTCTACAACGCGATCACGTCGGGGGATCTGATACACGACGGAAGCGCGGGACTGGCGATGCACATCGGGAACGCGGTGCGCCGGGTGTTGACGTTGCGCGATGAGGCGGGCGTGCCGATGTGGACGATCTACAAGGAGCGGCCCGACAGCCCCCACAAGATCGACGCGGCGATGGCGGCGGTGCTCTCGTGGGAGGCGCGGAACGACGCGCTGGCGGCGGGGGTGGGGGATAACCGATCGGTGTACGAGGAAAGGGGAATCCTCGTGCTATGAAACGAGCACTGACGGGGTTTGGAGCGCGGGGGGTGCTGGCGACGTTGGGGCTGGGGCTGCTGGCCGGCGGCCTGGCGATGATCGACGTGGCGCTGGCGCTGATTGTAAGCGGGGCCCTGCTATTCGCGCTGGCGGTGGCGCCCGTGCTGCTGATGCGGGGGCGGGAGGGACCGTGACGGACTGGTTGACGCGGCTGCTGCGACCAGAGTTGCGGGCGGATGCGGACCCCAACGATGAGGGGGCTTGGACCAGCGCCATCTCGGGCGGCGGGGCGGCGGCCTCGGGGGTGTGGGTGAGCGCGGACACGGCGCTGCAGTCATCGCCAGTGTGGGCGTGCGTGCGGCTGCTGAGTGAGAGCATCGCGTCGCTGCCGATCCACATCTACCGGCGGCTGGCGGACGGGGGCAAGGAGCGGGCGCCCGAGCATCCGCTGTACGAGCTGTTGCACGACGCGCCGAACGATCTGCAGACCGCATTTGACTGGAAGCGCGTCACGATGGTGCACGCGTTGCTGTGGGGGGCGGGGTATTCGCAGATTCGGCCCGGCCCGCGCGGCGCGGTGGACCGGCTGGAGGCGCAGCACCCGGACCTGGTGCGCGAGGAGCGCCTCGCTGGCGGCGGGCTGCGCTACATGGTGAGGGGCGAGGATGGCGTCGAGCGCCCGGTCAATGCGGAGGACATGCTGCACATTCGCGGGCTGTCGGTGGATGGGGTGACGGGGCTGCCGCTGATCGCCTACGCGCGGGAATCGATCGGGCTGGGGATCGCGGCGCGGGAGTACAGCGCGCGATTCTACTCCCAGAACGCGCAGCCGGGCGGGGTGCTCAAGCATCCGGGCAAGTTGACGCCGGAGGCCGCGAAGCGGATGAGGGAGAGCTGGCAGGCGGCGCACGCCGGGCTCTACCAGGCGCATCGGGTGGCGGTGCTGGAAGAGGGCACCGAGTGGATGCAGACGGGGATGACGCACGCCGACGCGGAACTCATCGCGCAGCTCGACTGGAGCGCGGCGGACGTGGCGCGATTTTTCAACGTACCGCTCCACATGATCCAGCAGATGACCAAGACGACGTCCTGGGGCTCGGGGATCGAGGAGATGAGCATCGAGTACGTGACCTATTCGCTGCTGCCGTGGGTGCGCAACTGGGAGGGGCGGATCGGGAAGGACTTGATCATCGCCAAGCGTGCCTATTTTGCCGAGTTCCTGCTCGAGGGGCTGCTGCGGGGCAAACTCGGGGACCGGTACACGTCGTACGCGACGGGGCGGCAATGGGGATGGCTGAGCGTCAACGACGTGCGGCGGCTGGAGAACATGAACCCCATCGGGAATGGCGACGACTATCTGCAGCCGCTCAATATGGTGCCCGTGGGGAGCGAACCGGTGCCAGCGCCGGCGCGGGACGGCCGCCCGGCGGACGCGCACTATGACCTGTTGCTGCGTGAATCGGCGGCGCGGGTGGTGCGGAAGGAGCTCGCAGCGATGGGGCGGGCGGCCAAGCGGTACGAGGGGGACAATGGGGCATGGCGGCAAGCGGTGAATGAGTTCTATAGCACGCATGGGGCGTTCGTGGCGGAGACGTTGCGAGTGGAGCCGGGGGCGGCCGAGGCATACGCGCGGGCGCAGGCGGATGTACTACTGGCGGGGGGCCCCGCAGCGATGGATGATTGGGAGACTCGGTGTGTGGATGAGTTGGTGGGGCTGACCCATCGGGAGGTCGAGGGGTAAATGCCGTTGCCGAAGCCGCGTGATGATGAGAGCCGGGACGAGTTTATCGAGCGCTGTATGGCGGACGACGTCATGCGGGAGGAGTTCGAGGACGCGGCGCAACGCCGGGCGGTGTGTCAGACGCAGTGGGATGATCGCGACGCGGCCGGACAGCCGAGCCGGAGGAGGGCGACGGGGATGCGCTATCCGCATGTGATCAGTTATGTGCTGCAGACGCCCTGGGCGATTCTGCCGGAAAAGATGACGGTGATCTTGGACGTGCTGGCTTACCACGAGGCAGGGGGGACGCTGACGCCGGGGGAGATCGAGGAGCGGTTGGGGGCAAAAGACCCCTCATCCCTACCCTCGCCCCAGAGTACTGAGGACCGAGTACAGGGAGAGGGCGATGGTCGCGCCGCAGGGTGGGCCGGGATGGGGCCCGGCCCGTACGAGGCGGCTAAGGGGGGGGGTGCGCGGGATGCGACGGCCGTGGCGGTGTTGCCGCTGTATGGGGTGATCGCGCAACGGGCCAATCTGATGATGGAATCGAGCGGCGGCACGAGCATCGAGCGCTTCACGGGCGCCTTCCGGCAGGCGCTGGCGGACCCGCGCGTCGGCGCGGTGGTGCTGGACGTGGACTCGCCGGGCGGGGCGGTGAACGGCGTCGAGGAACTGGCCGACGAGATGCTCCGGGCGCGCGGGCAGAAACCCGTGGTGGCCGTGGCGAACACGCTGGCGGCGTCCGCGGCGTACTGGATCGCGACGGCGGCGGACGAGGTGGTGGTGACGCCCTCGGGCGAGGTGGGTTCCATCGGCGTATTCGCGGTGCACGAGGATTTCAGCGCCGCACTGGAGGCCGCGGGGATCCGGGTATCGCTGGTCTCGGCCGGCAAGTACAAGATGGAAGGCAACCCGTATGAGCCCCTGGGTGATGAGGGGCGGGCAGCGCTGCAGGAGCGGGTGGACGATTATTACGGGATGTTCGTGGGCGCCGTGGCGCGCGGGCGCGGGGTGGCGGCCAAGGACGTGCGGGAGGGGTTCGGCCAGGGGCGCCTGGTGGGGGCCCGGCAGGCGGTGGAGCTGGGGATGGCCGACCGGGTGGCGACCCTGGACGAGACGCTGGACCGGGTGGCGCGACGGGTGGCGGGGAACCGCAGCCGGCGGGGGGCGCTGAGCTTGGAGGCGCGGCGGCGACGATTGCGGCTGGCGGGGCGATAGGATGGGTCAGAGGTTTCAGGTCATAGGTGATGGGTAACAGGTTACAGGTTACAGGTTACAGGTGGTTGCGGCTCCGTTGAGACCGCGGCCATGGGGGACGGCGGAGGGGCTCCGATGAGGCCCGAGGCTGGCCGGTGAGATGTACAGGATCCCGGCGAGGCCGGGCAGGATAGGCGAGAGGTGGAGCGATGAGCAGGTATAAGGAGTTGCTGCAGGAGCGGGCCGACCTGGTCGCCGAGGGCAGGAAGGTGTTCGAGGCGGCGGAGGCGGAGAAGCGCGAGCTGACGGCGGAGGAGATGGCGCGGGACGATGCGATCAATGCGCGGCTCGAGGCCATCGATGAGGGGCTGGCGCGCGAGGAGCGCCGGCGCGAGCGAGAGCGGACGATGGACGCGCTCGGGACGGGCGTGACGCTGCCGGGCCGCATCATGAGCACGCGGGACCTGGCGGCTGACAGGCCGTGGGGCCCGGACGCGGTGAGCGGATTCGGCGCGTTCCTGGGTGCAGTGGCGCAGGCGGCGACGCCGGGCGGGCGCATCGACCCACGGCTGTTCGCGGGGCCGATGGGCGCCAGTGAGGGGGTGCCCTCGGATGGCGGGTTCCTGGTGCGGACCGAGTACAACACCATGCTGCTCAACAAGGCGCTTGAGGCGTCGATGCTGGCGCCGCGATGCACGCCAATCGAGATCGGTGAGGACGCGGACGGGGTCGACATGCCGTACATCAAGGAGACCTCGCGCGAGACGGGCTCGCGCTGGGGCGGCGTGCAGGTGTACCGGCGCGCTGAGGCGGACACGGTGACGGCCACCAAGCCAGAGTTAGGGCTGCTGGACGTGCGACTCGAGGACATGATGGGGCTGGCGTATGCGACCAACCGGCTGCTGCGGGACGCGCGGGCGATGGCCTCGATTTTCAGCCGGGCGTTCGCCAGCGAGTTCGCGTTCAAGTTGGATGATGAGATTTTCCGAGGCAACGGGGCAGGGAAGTGCCTGGGGATCATCGACTCGTCCGGGCCGCGGGTGCGGCAGGATAAGGAGAGCGGCCAGGCGGCGGACTCTATCGTGCATCAGAACATCTCGAAAATGTGGGCGCGGGTGTTGCCGCGCTGCAAGCCGCGGGGCGTGTGGCTGATCAACAGCGAGGTGACGCCGCAGCTGGACGAGCTGGCGGTCATCGCGGGCACTGGGGCCCTGGAGCAGCGCGTGGTGCGCTACGGCGAGGATGGGGTGCTGCGCATCAAGGGCAGGCCGGTGCTGGAGATCGAGCAGGCCTCGGCGCTGGGGGATGAGGGCGACATCGTCTATGCGGATTTCAACGAGTACGGGCTGATCCGCAAGGGCGGGATCGAGGCGGCGACGTCGATGCATGTGCGGTTCATCCATGCCGAGATGGCGTTCCGGTGGATGTATGCGGTGATGGGGCGCCCGCTGCTGATCAGCGCGATCACACCGTACAAGGGCACGGCGACGCAGTCGGCCTTTGTGACGCTGCAGGCGCGCTAAGTCGAGGAACGTGGTAAGGTTGGTCGGACGATAACGGACGCCCCGAGTTGGGGCGCGGAGGGAGATCGCGATGAGCGCAAACGAGTACCTGGCGTCTCACGACATCGGCGACATCGCCGTGTTGGAGACGGAGGATATCGGCGGGACGGATGCGCAGGTGGGCGCGGTGGACATGCGCGACTGGCACGGCGTGTTTGCTTACGTCGAGCTGGGGACCTGGAACGCGGCGGACGATCTGGACGAGTGCCGCCTCGAGCAGGGGGATGGCTCGACCTGGAAGGACCTGACCACCGACGCCTCGGAAGGCGACTATGACACGGACGCGCCGGTCGATGCGGATGGGAACTTTGTCATCCTGGAGGCGGCCGACGAGGACCTGGACGTGGAGAATGCCTTCTATCTGGTGCGGCTGTACGTGGCCGAGGCTGGCAACACCGGTCCCGACTTTGTAACCGCCGTCATCTTTGGCTATGGGGCCAAGGTGAAGGAAGCCGAGAAGAATGGCGCCGCGGTGGCCGGCGAGAAGGTGTACGTGCGGCCCAGCTAGGGCGATGGCTGAGACATGGGCCGGGACAGGGCCCGGCCCGTACAGGATGGGGGCGGCGGGAGCGTCGCCCCCGTAGGGGTGGGATGAACCCACCTACCCGGTAGATCCGGAAAAGGAGCGCGATGACGGCCAGGACGGAGATTTTCGGGCAGTGGATGAACGGCGCGCTGGTGTTTGCCGATCAGGGCAAGAGCACGGGGCGCAGGGTATTCGTGCACTCGGGCACGGGCGTGGATGCGGCGGGGTACGGGGGAAACCCGGACCGACCGGTGGCCACGCTCGATTATGCCATCGGGCTGTGCACGGACAACCAGGGTGACATCATCTACGTGATGCCGGGGCACGCGGAGACCTATACCACGACCGGCGTCAAGGCGACGGTGGACGCGGACGGGATCCGTATCGTGGGCCTGGGGCAGGGGGCCGATCGGCCGACGTTCACCTTCTCGCACACGGAAGCGACGTGGACGGTCTCGGCGGCCGGCGTGCGGATGGAGAACCTGCTGTTCGCCGCGGGGGTCGACAGCGTGGTGACCTATGCCACGATCTCGGGCGCGGACTGTGCCGTGGTG